TGTATTTCCTTATCAGATATGAAGAAGAGTTTACTCTTCGCAGCATCATAGTGTCGAAAAGCCACATGATAGTTTTTGAAGTCGTCCAGCCTTTACATGAAACGTAGACAAATTCTACATAGAAATCTCCTGAACCTATACTCTTAAACCTGATTTTCCATTCATTCTTCCTTGCTGGATTGAACCATATTGGCTTTTCTGCACCTTCACCTATCCAACTCATATAAATCCACTCTGTTAAGTTAACAGTTTGCCAATTGCCTCCTGTGCTGGTCAATGTGATGTTTCTCCAGTCAACCCAGTAATCTGGAAAGTAAAACATCACAGTAATGTTACCACCAGATGTTTTGTAACGAATTACAATTTCTGCATCAAGCAGTGATGTATAGTTACTAAAAGGAGACTCTAACGTATAGTTTCCACTTATCTTACCACTCTCATCAATCCAAATGTAACTACTGTCTGCCATAGTCCCATTAATATATGGTGACGAGCCGTAAGTAACCCAACTATCTTCCCTACCTATCCAAAGATCAAGATTTGTCCAGTTGCTACGAGAGTCTGCAACATAAACCCTAAAGGATGAAATTGTTTTGTAAACAGAGAACTTATATGTTACATAGTGCCTATCAAAATCATTATCCTCAGCATAGGTTGAAGTATTCCCATCGTAGGAATTAGCAGTATTTATCCAACCAGAGCTATTAGTATGAGTATTTGGACTTATCCACGCAGAACCATCATAAAACTGTATCTCATAAGCTCTCATATAAGCTACAGTAGAGACGTCAAACTCTAAGTAAACCCATAGAGCTGTTTTTGAAGCAAAATTTTTAGTCACCCATCCTGAACCAGTACAATCTTCCATAGCTAGTACTTGTTCCCAGTAATTATCGTTCCCACTTGCGAACTCATGCCCATCAACTGTAAATGTCAAAGGCTGTCCATAGTCTATTGTAGTAATTGTCACCACTTGAACATCAGTATCTCCCCAGTTACCGTCTGTATCATTAGCATAAACCCGCCAGCCGTAGGTTCCTACTTTTTCAATTGTTTTTGTAACGTTGCTCCATGCTACTGTCGGTGCTCCCGTCCAAGCAGTCCATGTTTCGTTCACCCAACTTCCACTATAGTTCCAACTGAAAATGTAGCCGCTTAATCCTAGGTCGTCTGTCCATTTCACTGAAAACTTTGTAGGTCTTGTAATAATTGTATTGTTAACGCTGATGTTAGAAGCTTGTGGCTCAGGAGGCTGTGTTTGATATTCTACCCATAATCTTACAGCGTCACATTCTCTCCAATAGCCATTAAAGCCATCTGTTACCAAATATAATTGTACACCATTAATTTTTGTAACGTTGTCAAGATATGTAGTAACATTCCATTCAACCCATGTCCATGTTGTAGGCATATCAGAAGACATAGAATAGTATTTCCAATAGCTGCCGTTCCAGATTACAAACTGTATTTTACAGAACCAATATTGTCCTCGAACATATACCTGCAACTTCGCTTGATTTATAGCGCTTGCATTAGATGGTAGATCTGTAAAAGTAAAATTACCTAACTCCTCTGCTCCACCACCAGTAGTATATACATAATTTCCTGAAATAACCTCACTGGTTGCACTACTATAAGATGGTTCGGGACTAACATACTTTCTTATAAATATCTGATCAACCCAATAGTCGTAGCCCCCAAAAATATAGACCCTAGTGAAACTTGAATAAGTAGAATCAGAGCCACTAATATTTCCAGCTAATGTTCCATCACTTAAGTACCTTATAGCTCTTGTAGTTCCATCTGATAGCAGAATATAGATTCCCTTTGACCAAGCATCCATTTCATCCGTAACAACTCCAGAAGAAGCTATTGCAGCTCCTGCATAAGCATCCCGTCTTTCTGTTCTTACATAATCAGAACTATGAGTGAAATACCATCCATAACCATTACCCGAATTATCAATTAGACCAATACGGTCTGCAGCACCGCCAGAATATCCACTATTCCTGTTTACCCTAAATTCAAGGGCAATATCTCTGCCTAATGTTTGACCAATATCTTTGTACGCACCATTTGGATCATTCGATGTTGTTTTATGTGCAGAGTACGTTCCTTCATAAGCTCTAGTATTATCTTGTGTCACGTTTCCAGTACCATAATCTACCCATCCAGACCATGTTTCTAGATCATCAAAGAAAAGAAAGGTTGCTGATCCACTACTTGAAGTAGTAGCTCCAACCTTTCCATAATAAACACATATAACCACATTAGTTCCTAAGTCATCTTTTACTTTTACCCAGAAATAAGCAGTACGATTGGGTGCCACTCCTGTGGTTCTTTCTATATAATAATTCAATGGTGTAGTCCCGTCATCATCAGTAAAATTAATATCATTTGGAAAGTCTTCGCAATTCCCTTTTAAGTGAAAGTCATAATCACTTGAGCCACTACTCTCCCCTATCTTTAGCAGTACTTGGTAATTGGTTCCAGCACCAGTAGATCCTGAAATAGTTACATTCTTCCTGTACTTATACCCATTTGAGAATCCAGTACCATAATCTACAGCATCTAAATATGGAGAACTACCATATAAGTCCCAGTAAGTATCATAAGGTCTATCTGCATCATTGAAAGCGTCAACCCACAGATATGTTGTTCCTATTGCTGCTATTGGAGGAGTAGGAGGCTCTACTGGTGGAACAAATGGTGGAAGAATGGCAGTCAGTAAACCACCTATTGCAAAGATAACAAGTAGTTTAAGCCACAAAGGCAAGCTCTCCCATTTAGATTTTAGTGCTTTCGCCATCTCTCGTAGTTCTCCTGCGTAGTATAAGAGTTACGGAAATTGAAGCAATACCAAAAGCGCCAATCTTTAATGTCTTGCAGAGTTCGCTTACTTTTCTTAGCCCAATCATATACAGTATCTCCGATTACTACAACAGCATGGGCAGGTTTCTCATAAATGTATACGAAGATTTGCCACCACTCTTTCTTGGGAACCGCCAGGCGGAAAAGGGTAGCTAAGAGAATTGCTCCATCTTCACAGTCTCCGTAACCATCTCGTAAGGTTTCACTTGGAAGCTTCCAGAAGTCCTTTTTCTCCGAGCGATACTCAATATGATTACATACAAACTCAAAAATGTTGTCTAGTGAAGGATGCCTCAAGAGTTCTGTAACAACTATACTTTCCTTTCGCTTACCTTTTTCGATTATTCGCACTTTCTTGTACTTTCGCATAGCTAGCCATTCACGTATTCGATCAAACATTAGAATCCATCCTTTGAAATTTTCTGAACTTTAAAAGCGTTTAGCTTACAATTCCCCGTAGCCGGGTCAACACTTAGTTCCAAGCGAATAGGCCCATCTTTCCCTTCTATATAACAGCCGAGAATTCTCTCCATAACTGTCGGCTTACTGGGGACTCCTCCACCGACTAACGATATGGTTTGCCCGGCTGTTGTTTTTACAAAAAAGTTCTTAAAGAGGGGACTTCCACAGATAGTATACGTTCGCCCATTGATCACCCTTTCAACAGAAGATATCTGGTCTTGCGGAAAGTTCCACGGGTAGCCATCTCTATCTGTGAAAGTTCTACCATCTTTAAGGTGAATTATCCACTTAGCCAAACATTTCACCTCCTGAACAGCCTAGAGCTGCACACGAGAAAGGAGCAGAGTTTATCCAGTGTACTGGTATCTGTGATGCGCCTTAAATCTTACTGTTCCGCTGGTAGTTGCGTCTGCGGGAATCTTTACTTTTGTACGAACTACAACACTGTTAGGATAACTCTGAACAACGCTTGGACAGGCACATTCTTTTCCACCGGGTATGCTCGTTACGAAAGTTGCATCTTTCGCTGTAGAATAGTAAACCCACGACTCTTGTTTTGCTTCTGAGCTATTGTAACTTCCTAAGAAAGAGATACTCATGTTCTTCGCTGTAGCGTATGAACCAGCTTTGTTTCTTATATGGTAACTGTACATTGCGCTAGATTCGCCTACATCGATAGTACCATAGTCGATACTGGGTGGGTTGAAGCTTAAACTAGGTGCAGAAGCTACCATCTAGACTGTTCACCTCCATCTTATTTTATATTTAGCTTTTATTTAAAACTTTTCGAACTATATCTAAGACTTGTGCTGTCATGTCTCTAATGTCATAGTATTCTTCAGCAATCTCTCGCGCTTTCTCTCGGAAGTGTTTCGGGTCTTCTTTCATTTCGTTCCATAAAGACTCGATTTGATCCGCCATGTCAATAGGATCGAAAGGTTTTGCGTAACGGAAGGAGTGCGTGTCGCCAAAGCTATCGGTATCCCACGAAATGGTAGGTGTGCCACATGCAAGTGCCTCAATATACGAGCGAGAAGGTTCACCAATCATCACCGGACTGATATAGATGTCGCCCCCTCTAAACCAGTGCTCTGGATACGCTTGCATTCCACTAAGGTCATACTTCCCTAGGAAGTGAATGAAAGGACCACGGTAAACCATCTTGCTCCACAAACGAAAGCCTTGCCCACAACCCCATGGGTGAAATCGAACATGTGGATTGCGTTTGTAGTATTCTTCGATAGCATATAGTAGGATAAATGGATCCTTCATTGTACGCCAAACTTCACCGTAGAGTAGTCGTGGCTTTCCATCGAGTTTCATCTTTGCGCCTTTCGGGTGGAAACGTTTCAAGTCTATGCCTTTCTTCACAAGGTGAAGCTTGTTTTCTGTGTCGAATGCTTTCCATAGGTAGTAATGGCGCTTATCGAAGACTATCGTTGCTTCACAGTCTTGGAGCCAATTGAGAGAAGCAGTGAACGATCTGCCATGTTCTGTTAATTCGTGCGATTCTGCTGTTAAGCAGGCTTCTGGACTTCCATGAATGAAGAAAATTCGTGGCTCTAGCCTTGCAGTGATAGGAGTTTCCGAATAGTGAATCATGTGAACGTTTGCTTTCTGAAACGCCCATTCGTGAGATTGAGCTACTAGTCCACTTCTAGGATCAACCACACCACCGTCTGGTTTGTCCACTACCACTAGACCTGCCAGAATTCCTTCGTTCAGGTTCTCGTACATCACCAATTCTTTCGTTGTTTCATACAGTCCACTCTTTCCGGGTGCCCATAGACACCAATGAGCAATGCAAATATCAATCTTTTCGCCTTGTTTCCATGGTGGAATTTCATCTATCTTTACTTGTTGAGCCAATCAACCACCTCCTTAATACCTGAAAAGATATCTGTGTTAGGGGTGTACCCTAGGAGAACTTTCGCTTTTGAGATATCGTAGACAAAAATGGTTGGATCGAACTTTCGTGATGCAACTATCTCAGGTTCTATGTTTTTTCCAGTTGCACGCCTACAGTACTCGTATACCATTTTTATGCTAAGTGCTTGGCCAGTACCGATATTGTAAATTTGATTAAGGTATGGAGTCTCTAGCGCTAGTACATTCGCTTGTACTATATCATGGATACTAACGAAATCATTGAGCTGGTTTCCACCATAGATAGTTGGTTTCCTGCCTTGTAATAGGCTTCTAACAAAGTTACTGATAGCACCATGCTGCTTTCGTGGACCATAGATGTATCCATATCGCAAAATAACGTATGGCACTGAATAGTATTGTATTAGTTGCTCTGCAAAGAGTTTTGAATAGCCATAGATACTGGATGGTCTTGTCGGGCTGTCTTCGTGTATTGGTGACTTTACGTGGTTTCCGTAAACGGAGCCAGTAGAACTAAACACTATTCGGTCTACTTGTTTCTTTTTACAAGCCACTAGAGTTCTCAACGTACCAAGTACATTTACACGTATTGCTTCTACAGGATTTGCTTCCGCAATTCCAAAACGTGCAATTGCTGCCAAGTGAAGTACTTTGTCTCCTTTCTTCAGAGCATTTTCAATTGGGTCAGTGCAGATATCCATTTTTACAGTTCGTAACAGGGGGTGTTTAATGGATTGTAAATTCTCAATGTTAAGATCGACACCCACTACTTCGTAGTTTAGTTCCAGTAGTTTCTCTATAGTGTGAGTGCCTACGAAGCCATTAGCTCCTGTTACTACTACTTTTGTCACGTTCACCCACCTCCTCGATGATACGCCTAATCTTTCTCGCTATTTTCTTTTCATCATAGCGTTCGCGAACAAATTTGCTTACTTTTCTGGAGATAGCTCGCTTCTCGCTCTCATTTAGTTGGGACCACCATAGTATTCTGTTAACCGCCTCTGTTTGAGTCTTCACAACGTATTCTGACGGATAGAACAAGTCAGCGCCTAGCCAGCAATTAATGACCGGGAATAGCCCTTTTGCACATGCTTCTGCTAGTGACTTCTGGAAACCTTCTTGGATGCTGTTTGAGAAGTAGACGTCTTTGTCATCAAGCCACTTCGACCAATTATCAATGCTATCTTGTTGGCTAAGAATTATCTTGTCTTCAAGTCCCAAAGTTTCGATGAGTTCGCGAAGTGGCCCAACATACTCTTTTATGAGCTCACCTCTCCACTGGTGAGTCCAATCCCCCTTGATATATAGAGTCCACTCACTGTCATGTTTTAGAAGTTCGTAGTATGTTTGTACGGTTGTGTATACTCGCTTCTTGAAGAAGATCGAAGTAGCCTGCATACATAGATTCTTACCGTATTTCTTATTCGGTGTCAGCTCGAACATTTCTGTATTGAAACCGATAGGTAACTCGTACATTGGTGGTCTGTATGGAACCTCTTCTCTCATGAATTTATGCTTCATAGGCGTTGTGAGTATAAGCGCTTTTACTTTTCGCCAGTCCACTTGATTGGCTCTATACACTTCAATTCCGTGCATTCTAGCAACAATAGGACACTGTAGCGCTGACATATGTGTAACTTCAGGTAGTGGATAGTGACAGAAATCAAAGAATGCAACGTCACACCAGTCAATCAGACCACGTATGCTAGCGAAGTCCAGAAATTGATTTCCTGTTGGAATAAACGGCTCTACTGTATGGTATCGTGTCAGCTCTTGTAAAATTGGCAGAACAAAACTATTATTTATAGCAAAGAGTGCAATGTTCATCGGGGAACCCTCCCATCAAGTAGACTACAAAAGGGGGTACTTACTCGGGCGTAAACCATTCTAATCACCTCCAAACTGGGCCTAACCGTCAACCGAATGGAGTATTATCCACTCTTATGCGGTTACGCCCGAAATCTTGATTATTCGTTGCGAAGTCGATGTTGTCGAACTATCTGGAATGACTCTTGTCGCAAAGAACTGCCGGACGGTATATTCCAGTCCAACGCCTGTTATTCTTTTTACTTCTACCAGCGGAACTTTCGGATGAGCAGCAGCTACGCCATGTATAGCAGTGTCTGGTCCTTTAATCATTAAGAGTGCTTTATTGCCATTGACCAGTGTAGAGTTCTTTGTTGGATGTAGGGACAAACCGTATGAACGTTGTATGTAGTCACCGAGTTGTATTCTGATATTCTCAACTTCTGTCAGTGACAGCAAAGGTGTCCATGCTCTTATTGGCAAAACTAACGCCATATTCTTAATGTCGTCTGGTTGAACACCTGTCGCTTGAACGGCCAAATTGATTGCGTTTTTGATATCTTTCACAATACTGGTGGCAGCAGCAGCTGGCCATGAGGCAGAAGCCGCAACAGAAGTAGTATGCGCGTAGTCGTGCAAAGTTGATATAATGTTGTCGTCTTTCGCTTTCGCAAGGGCCTCTGACAGCCTTCGAACACCAGTTTCATACTGTATGTTTTCTAACTGGCGCATTGTTGCTTCGTCTGTGATAAGGAAGCGACCTTCAGCTTTCTGCATCTCCATGTAGAAGGTCGTCCAGTTGATTTTACTTTCGCCACCTCTAGCTCCTTCAGCAACTGGATACTCCATAGTCATTTCGGAAGGATACTGGTATTTAACGTCCAGACCAGAGAACTGTCGTACACCTACCAGTTTTAGTCCTTGGGAAATGAAGTCAGCTCTTCTGTAGATGACTTGTCGAACTATTTCAGCCTTTATGACATCAGGTGTCGTAGTTGTTTGAAGCAACTTTCTTTGCTTCAGTTCTTGTACGAGTTGTTTAAGTTCCATCTTTAGTCACCTCATGGAAGATTCAGCAAGCACTTCACTTTTGCAGCGGCAACAGCTGAAGCTTTCGCTTCTAGAGCAATACCTACGACATATTTGCGAAGGATGGTTGCGCCAGAAGCGTAGACGTTAGTCCAAGTTGTTCCTCTAGCTGCACCAGCTGATGCAGCAGCGCTAATTGTTATTGGTTGACCAATAGAGATGGCACCGGCATCACGAACCCAAACATCAGCAACACCGTGGCGAATAACAGCAATTGGAACGCTTGATACGTAACTGCCAGCAACTCTTGGGCTTTCAGTGGTTTGCATAGCTACACCAAATGGCACGCTAGTTTTTGCACACTTGATAACTCGTCCGGAAGTGTTGATTGCTAAGACATATCCTTCTTTCTTAAGTGCTTGGTTACATTTGTAACTCAAAAGGTCGTGTGGGAATTTGTAAAGGCCCATTACTTAGCCACCTCCGGAGGTAGATCTCTCTTCACTACTTCGTCGATGTTATCTGTGCCGAACATTGATCTGATTATCTCCGATACTTTTTGTTCGTCTGTTGACACAGCCACTGCAGATAGTTTAATTGCTGGACTCAACCGTTTTACTGTGTCAAGCTGGTGTTCTAGCATTTTCAACTGTAGATCTACACACTCAACGCCTTCGAGGAATGTTTCAACGTTAAAGCTTTCATCTATCTCTTTGATAGATGAGATTAACTCTTGTTTCTTTGTCAATTTGCGGTCTTCCTCTAGTTTCTTGAGTGTCGCTAACTCGTCCTCTAGCTTTTTCAGTTTCAGCTGAAGAGTATCGATTTCTTTTTCTTTTGCTTCAATAGTGTTCTCAAGTTTCTCTACTTCTTCTGTCCAGAACTCCTCGAGATCGGCTGACATCTTTTTCTTTGAAGGTGCAGGATATGGATAAGGATACGGGGACTTTATGGCTTCCTCTAGTACACTAATGACAGCTGCGATTGTTTTACGGTCTAGCCCTTTCTCCTTCAAACGGTTACGGATCCATCTTAGGAATGCCGCTTTAGTTGGCTTCCTTAGCTCTGTCTCTATAACCGTCGGAGTTACTGCTGGTGTTTGAACAGGTTCGTTCATTTTCTCTTGCTGTGGCTTTATCAGCGTTTTCAATACGTTGAGGATCTTCTTGACTTGGTCTTCGGGGATTCCTTCGTCCGTCAGTTTCTTTGCCAGTGAGTCAAAGAAGTCAGTTTCCATTTTTGAATTCTCACTCATGTTTTCCACCTCACGTGGTTTAGGGGCTATCAATCTGTACCCATCTGTATCCGGAACTAGGAGGATCTCCATCGTAGGTCCGGATTGGGTACTGCCACCTTGCCCAAGGGTGACTTTCTGTAGTTGAATCGGTGCTACCGATTCGACCCGACATGTGCTACATGCCGGGTTTTCGACCAGTGCACCTGCTCTGAATTGCACATTGGTAGCTACTTTCTTACCATCCTTCACGATTGCATCAACATCTATTTCGGGTGAAATACCCGTCTTCTCACCTCTTATAATTTTGTTGATTTCCTCTTTGTCGAAGATGATACCTTCTGCTTTCACACCTTGCTCGGTCAATGCATACGCTGTCCAGAAACCAACAACCGCTTCATCTAAGTCGAAATGTCCTCGCTTTATAGGTTTACCTGGAATAGTTGTTGCTCCTTCGTGAATAACAGTGGTAGGATAATAGACGGTTTCACCATCCATTCCTGTCCAAGTTCCTTCGTTTAGAAAGTCGACACGAATCTTCAGTACTTCACCTATCTTTTCCCAGTTGAGAGGATAGCTCTGAAGTTTCACTTTCCCACCTTCGGTGCCTTTTCTTCACGCTTAAGAGTCCATAAATTCATACGTGGTTCTTTCGCAACCAAGACGAAGTGTCCTTTCAAACGTTTCCCTTTGATGTCCATCTTTAGGAATGTATCCGATGATTCGTATATTTTGACTTTCAATGTATCTAAAGTCTCAATATATGCTGGTGTCTTCTTTGTTGGGTTACCAGGTGTACCAGGCTTAAGGTATGTGGGGCCATCTAAGCCTTTTTTCATCCACGATTTGTCCTTACACCAGTCAAATATTGCGCTAACTTCATCGGCATATATTGGATTATCATTCAATATGAAGTGTAGCAGTGGTTTATTCGGATCCCAGTCAATGCGTAAGTCCCAATGTTCCGTTGTTGGACCTACTCGAACTGGCTTCTTTTCAGCAGACCACCAGTGGTGCTGAAGTACACCCTTACATTCTATCGGAGATGTTATCGTTGGAGGAACTTTAGCTCCGAGATACACAGCCATACTAAGCTTGACTTCACCACGTTTGATCGCGTCAACCAGTGCGTCTCTTAAGCGCTTTCGTTCAATAGTATTTTTCTTCTCCCAATATTTAAATCTTGTAGGAATACGTGAACGGATCTTAGGTGGCAGGCAGCTAACACCATAAGGCGGAATCCAGCCCTTCTTGACAGCACGTCTCGACAAAACGTAGGGTAGCTGATCTTCCGGCTTCCACATTAGATAGACAAATTCAGTACGTGGCATTTCTCTCTTCCATGGATTAGGCAGTAGACGAATAACCCACCGTCCATTAAACTTTGTATCTTCGATAAAGAACTCATAAAAGTCTGGTTTCTGTGCACCTACGTATACTGTACACTTTTGAACGATTGAAAATACACCATATTCGTATTTTGTTGCACCTACCTCACCAGGTTCTACTACTCCTTCAATGTCCAGCCACTCGACAGGTTCCGGCTTTTTCTTCTCAACGAACAACTTACGTCTTAAGCTCTCAATATACGTTTGAGGCTTATTTGTCATCTTGAAGTAACGATCCCAATCTTTCTCGATTTCCTTCGCCTGCTTAACTGTGGTGACATCGTCTTTTATGACACCAGCTCTTTGATGTGCAATGGTGAAGCCTTCCAAGAAGTCATCTACCTTTATTCTAAAGTCCATGTGGCAAGATTTCCCACGATAATGATTCTGCATTACAGCTTTATGGGGCTTATCATCCATTGGAATTCGAAGATAGGTGGTTGATGGAGTGAACTCGTGTAACTTTAGAACTTCATCAAGTGTGTAACCAGTAAGCGAGGCAAAGAATTTCGCTTCTTCTATGATATCGGCAGAGCCCATTACTTCCTTCTTGACTAGCAGCTCAACTTTATGTGCGATTTCTATTACGTCTGTTACACTGTCTGGTGTTTTTTGTCCTTTTCGTACTTCTATGAATTTTGGTTCGTAAACTGTTAGCCACTGTTCGTTCGTACGCTTGTTCCGGTACCAGTTAACGGTGTGAAATGAAAGTGTAATGACCGTACCAGGTAGAAGCTTACCTTTAACATTGAAAGTTTTTCCAATGTACATATAAGACTTGTTACCAACTTTGTAAACGAGCTTCTCCGGAACCTTCCAGCCTGGAGGAATTCGAACTCCTACACGATAGTTGAAAACTCCCGGTGTTTTTGTTTCGATACCTTCCAATATTACAACATGGATATCAGCCATCTTTTTCCACTTTAGCCAAGCGTCTGTAAGTCCGCTTAGCGGATAGTCACTGTCAGCTAGTTTGACCAACGCACCTTCACTTGCAGGTGCTTTTGCCACTTCTTTTATAGCGTCGATAAGTTCTTTGGGGCTTTTCACTAGTATACTCGGAGTCATATTGAACTTTCCTGGTTTCGGAACATCGTTAGTGCTTTGAGACCAGGGGGTGAGCTCGAGATACTTCAACCGTGTAAGATATTCCATTTTATGTAAGTCCCCAACTGTTCCTGGCAAGTCGTGCTTCTTTACTTTTGGATCATAGAAGTAAACACAGTCGTATACGTTTGGAACGATGTGACTATCGTCTACAGGTCCCTTTGCATGTAAGTATCCTCCAGTGACTTCACGAGGTTGATGTTTTCCATCTTTCCAAGATTCCACTTCCGCCAGCCAAATTCCTTCTTCAGGGCCGTGCTCTTGCAGCCACTTTACAAGTGTTGGTACTCTATGTGTGAATTCTCGCCCATCTTCACTGAAGGCTTTCACTACCTTTCCTTTCTTGTGCCATTCTGAATGAATACCATCGTACTTCTTCTGTACAACTATTCCTTTCTTTATGTCTTCAGGCTTAAACCACTGTCCCACTACACTAGGAATTAAATCTGCGAATCTGTAGTATGCTCTATGGCCTTTAAGCGCCAGAAAGAAACGTAGTGGAACTAGCTTGTCCTCTTTATAGCTTTGCTTAGCTTGTGCAGCTGCTTCCTTCTCTCGAACTTCAGCAACTCTTGCTTGCATTCGTACTAATTGTCGTAGCTTTGATGGAACTAAAACGAGATCGTATAGCGGAATATAGTTTGTGAATGGACCACCGTATTCACCTACCCAGTGATCTTGGAATCGGTCAGCGAATTTTGGAGCTGCTCTTCCTAAACGAAATATTATAGGTTGGTGTATTTCCTTTATATACTTTGGATCTGACCATAGTCTATCGATGTCTCCTTGTGTACTTCCCCAATTTGCAATGCCACCTACTATGCTGATGTAGGGCCGTTTCAGAACTATTGGTTTCTCATAGGCTTCCAGTACCTCACGTAGAGTGATTGTTTCACCTAGTATTTCTCCATAGTGTGCTATTGGTGCATACGGGGATTCTTTCTCGATCTCTGTTAGGATCTCTTCCACACTCTTCATTAAGGGAGTTGTGTGCTCAAAAGGTAGTTTTCTTTGCTCGATTTCTTCAACGATTAAGTTGTGGAATCTCTTGACCTCTTCCTTTGTTAAGCTATGTGGTAGGGTTTTCCAGTTGTCTCCAGCCCACATATGGCAAATGCGATGGTCATCGTAGAGTTGACGGTCCTTCCACTCTTTTAGGAGACTGGGGTCTTTCAGTACTTCTTTTACTGTTGAGGGTGAAACTAGGTATGTTTCAAGGTTGATTTCTACGTTCCTTATCCACTTTTGAATGCCTTGTGGTACCTTCACGGGTACGGGTTCGTCGAATAGCTTGATGATGCTGAATTTGTAGACGTACACCTGTTTTGCATCAGGCCACCAGGACTTCCATTCTTCATCGGAGATTTGATGCAGGTCTCGCATTTTGTAGCGTACCAAACTGGCATTGTATGGGCCCTTACATTCTGTGATTTCTAGTAAACCGTACGCTTTCTTATCATCGATGAATATGAGTGGTGTCTTGAGATATTGTTTAGGAGTAGGCTTAGTTGATATGATGATAAGTTTCTTTCGCTTCGCAATAAGCTTTCCGTGAGGTTCAACTAGGTAGATGCCAGGAGGATACTTTGCGAGTTTGCCTGTCTTATATTCTATCTCGATGCCTAGATATCCTAGTAGCTCCTTGGCTATTGGACCAAAATTACCTGCAACAATCTTGGACGGCTTGTATTTCAGTAGCATCTCGATGACTTTAGGTGCTGCAGGTGACTCTTCTACATAAGGGTTTTTGATCCACTCTTTGGTTGAGCCTTTTACGATCAAGAAGAGCTTCGCTCTAGCAAACACATCTGCAATCTCGTGCTCATTATTCATCGCGTAAATGATGGTATTCGCTCCTAATCTGAGCACTTTGTTGTCGGTAGCTATCTCGATTGTGAGGTTGTATTGCTTTTCTAGTTGCTTTAGATGTCTCTTGAGTTCTTCGTTAGCTATTTCGATGAGCTCCTTTCCGCAATGTGTAATGATTACGTGCTTAATGCCTACTTCATTGCACCATCTGACTTGCTCTTCGATTGTTGCATGACCATACGGTTTATTTGTTTCTTCGTCTCTTCGAACTCTCCCTGGCTTATCGGTTATATAGCTACCGTCTCCTATGTAAGTGTTAATGCCCTTCAATGCGAGCTTATAATTGCGTAAGCTCAAGATGTCTGGGAAGTATCCTATGGTTGACTTACCATCTGAAATGACAAAGCCATTTGTAGGGAATTTGATGCTGTGACTGACTGGAATCGGCTTAACGTCCAAAGATCCTAGTTTGTTCCACTGGTAACGAATCAAATTCTTATGGTCAATGACTTCTTTGATGTTGGAGCTTAAAGTTTCCCAAACTGCTGGAAGCATCCAGACATCAAGACCTTGTAACTTTGGGTCTTCTAACCCACCTGCATGGTCGGGGTGAGCATGTGTAAGTAGTACGTGTGTTGGCTTCAACTTTGTAATAGTGCTTGAATGTTGCCAATCCCTTCCGTAGTCAATGAGCAGTCGAGTATCATCCTTCTCCACTAGTATACAACTATGTTTCAGATGGTTCTTAGATTGCTCCTCTATGTTTGCTTTCGTGCCTAGAAATGTTACTTTCATGGTCTAAGCAACTCCCTAAGGTTGGGTATTCGATAACCAAGTTTCGGCCCTAGTAGCCAAACAACAAAGCGCCTAAATGGGCATTGTTCGGGAGCTTCTTCTTTCGTATAACAGACCAATATGTCACGGTTGTTCTCCATACAAACTGCAGCCATATATTTGCCTACAGATACTAGTTTATTCACTAACTCTGTAAAGAATTCCTTTGTCTTCTCAAGACACTCCTTCCAAGAATGACCTTTGCGATAGAGTTTCAACCCATGGAGAAAGGCTTTTTCGAACTCGTCTAAAGCGTCTGTAGTGAAACTTACAACATCAGTATAGCCCCAGTAAGCTAAGCAACCCTTCTTATGGGCTTCTATACCCAGTGATTTTGCAGATAAACACGCTAAAGTGTAGACTTCTCTATTTGCTAGTAACTCTACGTTATCGAAGTTTATCACACATTTTCGATCTTGGCTCACAAGACAATCTTTGTTTCCGTGATCAAAAAACACTAGCATATCACGTGGATAATTACGCAGTACGGTTTCCACCTGATCGCGTGTTGCCTTCTCTTTTGGTAAGTCAATACACGGAAAGAGCTTCTTCACCTTCTCTGCCCATCGGTATGTGTAATAGGTAGCAGTATCGAATTCTGGGCGAACCAAGATGCAACTCATTTAACCAACTCGTTCAGCTTTGAGCGAAATTGGGGATTACTTTTGTAGAGCTTCAATGCTTGCTTCATGAAGTGTTTTACTAGGCGCTTATTGCTAGAACTATTGTGATGCCCATTTAAGATGCTAGCGAACTCTGCGTATGTCAGTACTTGGTTGCCAATTATTATTTTCTCATTTGGCTTACTTAACGCTTCTAGTTGAATTGCCCGCTTTATGACATCTTGCGGTTTCAAACTGTTTCCCTCTGTTGCTCTTTACTTTCTGGAGTTTTAGGTGCTTCGGAAGGTGCCTCCCTTCTAATATATTGAGCGATTATATCTGAAAGGGTACGAGTGTACTCACCAACTCGACCCTGTCTTCGAATATCGACTAGTAGAGCTTTATCTTCTTCCGATAGAGGCTCGAATAAACCTACTTCGTCTCGAAGCTCATCGATGGTAGCTATACCCATTGCCGAAATAACAGCTGCACGTCTAACTGCTTCACTCTTCTCAAGCCCAAGCATGAATTGGAACCTAATGTCTATTTTGTTTAAGTCTTCCTCTGTAAATCCTTCCTTTGGATATTTGCTACGTATATGCCGTCTTACTAGTTGTAGAACTTTCATCTTTATGATATCAGCTAATGCTTCAGCGCTTAATAGGGTGTAAGAAGCGACTACCAGTTCAGAAGCATAGGTGCTTCGACCTCTACCTGTAACAGAAGCTTCGTGCGCTCCTGTAGCTGCGAAAATACTCTTGTTTATCTGGTCCAATAACGGGTTTGGATCAACATATGTTATATGGCGGGGTTCAACGTATGAGATTTCGGTATTCTTTCCTGTGATAAAGTCTTGGTCGACATGCTTCAGCGGTGTTGCAATCGCAGACTTATAGTCTTCTAACTCACTTTTAGCAGCCTCTTTTGCTGCACTAATTCGAGCTTCTAAAGTTTCACCTGAAAACCGTGTTGGGTCGTATGCACTAAGATCCAGTTTGTGATGCATACGTGGAACTAGTCTATGCCTTAAAATTATGTCATTGATTCGTAATACTAGCTTCCAGAGCAGTTGTGAACGCAATGCTTCCAGTGGACTTATAGACCAAATTCCAAACGTATAACGACCTCGGATGTCGTAGACTACTTCAGCACGATTATTTAGGCTGAAGTGAAGGATCTTTTCTTTTGGGAAGATCTTTTGCTCGATAGGCCCGTATACCTCGCTTCCATATCCTTCGTTTAAGATGTAGTAGTTTGCTTGAAAAATTTGTGCACTAATATCGTCTATTTGGTCAGTAGACTCTAAAATAGTCAGAGCATGTATCGGAAGTGGCTGTAGTTCTTTCAATCCTCTATTCATATCGATATAATAGATGTCGTCCCCGTCACGCAGTAGGTGAAATGCTACGCTATAGAAAAGGCTTCTTAAGTCGTATTTTTGTTCAAATTCCGCACAGTACCGTAACAGGCGTTGCTCTTTCTCATCCAGTTTGTGGCCGATACGTACACCTATACCTTTGTAAGCTGCTCTAACCATCAGTGCAATTCGATTGAGAGCACCATACAGTTCGGGATCACACTCTACAAACATCCTGTAGAGGTCGTATTTGTTCGAAATGTTCACGATACGACTGTAGATATCTTTAAGAGGTTTCAGTACAGGATAGTCCAACTCAGTTGATGAGAAAACAGGACTCGGAGCTACTCCTAGTGCTAAGCGCTTAACCGTTGAGGATAGTGTTGTATAGATTCTTCGAAATACAGACATTAAACTGTCACCACTACATTAATCGGAATTTGAGACCTTTTAGAATTGTCCAGCCCCCAAATAGCATTTGCTAGCGCATCTGCAACATCCTTTCTTCCTCTTGGAAGGTGATCTACTTTCCCTGATGCTTTTAGTTGTAGCTGTTTCAGCTCTCGTACCAACTCGGGATAATTGCAGATGTCTAGCTTTCTACTGTAGAAGAGCTCTTTCACTCTATCATGCTCGGCTTTTCCAGCATGATGTATAACTACGGGAATTCCCCGCTTTCTGACGTCTGAGATGACTTCGGGATAATTCCACATATCGAACACTACTGTTGAGATCGGGAAAAGGTCAATACACTTGAAAATGAAGTCGCGAACCTTGAAAGGGTCTACTTCACCCTTCTTTGGGGGTGTAAGTAGTTTCAGTCCTGGCACTATGTATTTACCCGAATTCAAATCATGGTAAGCTATACAAAAGCCGAAAGAATCGTGCTTGAAAGATGGGTCACCAGCAAGGACATACATCTGGGAGCGGTCAATATATTTATTTAATTTTTCTAGGTCAAAGCCCTCTTTCATCAGGTCAAAAATATTTGGACGCTCTTCGTTAACATAGATGATATCTTGGTTGCCGTAATAAGCTTGCTCATAGAAGCTAGGTTCACACCCGTAGTCTCTCCAAAACGCTGCGGGGTCTTTCTTTAGTTCTGCTTGGAGCTTGGGAGAGTCGAATGGAAGATTTGGGTTAAATTCCCATGTGGGACACTTGACTCCTAGCATTTCGGGTTGTGTCTTTGATTGCTCATACAGCTGCATAACGAGATCTGTTGGGGTTTGAACGCTAGAGATGACGATAACCTTTCCATCTAAGCCGAAAGTTGTTGTGCCCCTACTGAGCGAAGTATAAACATTTTTTGCTCCACGCTTACTGGTTGACTGTTCGAATCGTGCTAACTCATCGAAGATAGCAACTTTAACAGATCGACCTACTAGTGACGCTGAAGAACTAGTTCCACATAGGATCACTATTGGTTTGTTGAAGCGTATTTCTGTCTCGTAAGCTTTCGGGTTATATTGACGGAAAAATGGGCTGTGCCGTACTTTCGCTAAGATTTCGCTGAAGACTGTATCCCTTGCCTGATCTTCGGATACAGCAACTGCAACAATAAATATCTTGCTTCCAGGAGCAAGGCCGTAGTGTTCTGCTGGATCCGGAAGTATGAGAAGTCTAAAAGCTTCGTATAGGGCAAAAACTGCAGATAAAAAGGTCTTTCCACTATTGTGCAGAACTATATCGTTACCTATGTACCATCCGGTTTCAGGTACGTGATAATCATACGTCTCTTTCTTTCCACAGTATTCTATCTTTGTAATCGGCTCCCAGTAAATGCTTGGCTCTGTAACTAACTTAAGCCATGGATGATCGAGGTTCTTTGCAAGTTTCCTTAGAGTATAGATCGTTAGATGATTCCTACAATTAATAGTGGAATTGACAAGTTTGTCCATCTTATAGTTTGAGATATTTAAGATTCTTCGTAGGTCCGCTTTCTTGAATGGTAATTTGTCGATTGGCGAGTTAGCTGAAGACTTTCGCTTGTAAGTTATTTCTGGAGCAATAATAGAGAAATCATCGAGAACTTTCAAATAGTACGCTTCGAATCCTTTTCGCTTCATGGCTTTGTAGCATCGGAGGATACTCCGAATTCCAAATCTCAGCAGTAGGTGCTGGATTTGTCGCAATAAAGTTTCGCTAGAAGAATAGTAGTATGGAGATTCTTCAAGCCCGCCATCTCCCCGCCAGTACCAGTAGAGGAATTCTCGTAAACTGTCTCTATCATACTCAAAAACTTCATCCGGTACGAACTTGTTCTTTGATAATTCATTGAACAGTTTCAATCTTTTCATTTCAGCTCTGAATGTGCCATGCTTAATACGATAGTCTTTCGAGTTACCTAAGTCTACCAGCTCACTTCCAAACTCGGCCATTAGAGCTTCTTTGAAGGCTTTGAGGATTTCTGGGTCTCTATTCGAGAAAGTAGTACAGCTTCGTAAGCAACCTTCAGCAAGTGTTAGTGCTAAGACTCGTGCTCTTAAAGGACAGTGTTTGTTTCCAAAATAGGGCAAAGATCGAGCAAGCGCAATGTAGTCTCCAACTTTGAGTTGCCTTAATTCTCGTTCTCCAAATGGTGTTAGGAATGGTTGGTTCTCTGTAACTTCCACAACTCTTCCACTATAGGTTTCTACCTTATAAACGTCTCGTATTCCCTGTTTTATCAAGGTGAAGTTACTTGTTGAACGTATTTCACTTCCAAAAGTCGGGATGGAAGAGGGTTGCTCACAAATGGAAACTAAGCGTCCGGTAGAAGTATCTACGATTAAGGTATTAGAAGTGGTACATCTCATTCCTGCGACTAGAATGAGCTCGGAATAGCTACCTTTGTAAAACTCTCGTAGGATCTCTGCTTGCTTAGGGTAGAGCTTCAAGCCTAGAAAGAATGGGTGGGTAGCAAAGAATACTGGGTCAGCAGCTGCTTTAAGAACTAGACTGACCTGTTGTAGTTTTTGTACCTGCTCCAAATCCCATCTTCTCCAAGTACTCTGTTACTTTGTGTTTACATTCGTCGCATAGGTTAGTTGCTAGATAGGCTATGAGAAATTCAAATTGCACATTAAGTTGGTTGAGTTGTATCAGTGGGCCACGTTTAATGGTTCCTTCCAGCGTACAGAGATCGCGTATCAAACCCCGAATTTCCCGCACTAGCTCCGTCTTCATTTTCACGGTGCTTTGATTTGTTGGCTCATTTTTCAGGTCGGTGATCATTCGTCTTAGGTCTTCCATTAGATTCTGTAGTACGCTGATATAGTCTTCCTCGGGCTTTATTTGTTGAATAACTATCTGACCATTTCGGACGTTAACCTGTACATGCTCTCGGAAGTGTTTCCAGACCATTTGATAAGACATCTCTGATTCTCGAGCAATATCGTCCATTGTAAGTTTACCGAGGAAGAGTTCCGTTGCCCATCGCTGGGCTCTTGGATCACTACACAATCTACACTTTCGGGGCACTTTACTTTCACGTCGGGGCTGTTTCTATAGTTTATTTCTTTTTCTTATATTTAAAGGGTTTCGCTCTTTGCATCGGGTTGCAGCTTAGCGGGGCTTCTTCTCCGCTTTCTTTTTCGGCTCATCTTTCGGTGGCTCTGTTAGCTTTTTGATAAGTAGAATGTTATATAAGAGGACGGCAGAGAGGCGCCGCCCGCGGCCCTCGACACTTTTTAGTAAAAAACAACTAAATGAGGTGGTTTAATATGAAAGAGAAAATATGCATAGGAAAGATGAAAGTTGAAGACCTAGAAGTAAAGATCATATACGATAGAAAGTACAAAGAGTTCACCTTGATATTGGACAACAAGTACAAGTTCGGTACCTACGGAATAATTGAGCTAGGAGATTACGAATGTTGGTTGGAAGAGTATGAAGGCAAATTGGAAAAGACCAATAAGTGGAACGCGTAACAAATAGGAGGTGAAAGTATGGGAAAGAAAAGAAGATCCAGACCACGGAACCCAAATAGTTGGCTGCGAAAGAAGGTACCCTGCAGCATGTCGTTGTACCCAACTGGTAGAGAACTAAAACACATACAAAGGATTCAATCCTACCGCTACTACGAAAGCCTGACCAGTAACGGTGCAACTAGAGGAGTTCAACTACCCAGATGTCTACAACCTGCGATAAGAACGCATAACATGCCAGGAGCAAGACAAACAAAAACGGTCTGGTTCACTGGGTTCAGCCGTAGGAAGTAGGCGGCTGAGTAGAACATGTGTTAGCGTAGGGTCCTAACACGAGTAACTTAACCTATACCTGAAAGTCTACATGGTTAAATGAACTCCTAAAGGTAGCTAGCGTTAGACTAGCTACCGGGAGGTAGGTAGCCATGCCAAAATGGCCTAAACCAAACAGTTGGGTTTGGAAACCCGTTAAGTGTTCTTGTTCCCTTGAGCCAAGTGCTAGGGAGCTAAGAGCGATAAAAGCGAGAGAAAACTACAGAGCAGTTTTTCGAATCAAACGAAGGTTGAGGAAGCAATGAGATACCAGAAAGAGATAGAAGTAGAAGAAGTAACTATTACTATGGGCAAGCCTGATCCGAACTGTGACAGATGCAACGGAACCGGGTACATAGGAGATCTACATTGCTTCTGCAAGATGAACTTTTCCAAGCCTAAGAGAAAGAAAATGGTGGTGGAAATCAGAATGGGACTTCCTTGTGGAAAGTGCGAAAAAAGACGGTGTGTAGGCTGCAAACATAATGGAAAAGAGCACCGTTAGAACAGTAGCGAAACTCCTCCATCGGCTGAGAGGTGGAACGATGAAGCCTTCCCGAGAATTCCTAGTCAACTGTAAGGAGGTATGTAAGCAGTGACAAAGAAAGACCTAAACCGAAGAAAGAAAGTACACATCAAGCCAAAGACAAGAGCACAAAAGCAGCGGGTAAGTGAAAAGAAAACTTGGAGACGCCTAGTACGAAAGACACGACAGTTCAAAATGGTTCCTTGTGAAATACAATTCCCAAGACGTCGACATGCACAGAAGCTTTACGGCCAACAATACAATCGGTTTGGTGTGTACGATATAGTGAAGGGCAGATAAGCCTTTCACTACCCCTTCCCCATCTTTTTCTGATACAAACGATGAAGCTTAGTGCTGAGGTATACAGAAGGAGGTGGTATAATGGACCGAGAAGAACAGCTCCATTTCGCACTACGTACTCTCGCTATAGAGTACGATGGACTACCTTTTAAGCAAGAAATTGCAACAATAATAGATTACTGTGCGAAGGATTGGCCTGTAGGCGACGAATGTGATCTCGATGGGTGCGTGGTAAACTATAGTCCTGATGGAACAACTAGACCATATTGGTGTGAACATAGTGAAACTGTTGATTATATCATTGGCAATACAGCGTACCACTACTGTACGAAATTCCGATGCTTAGTTCGAATCTGTAGACTAGGGGGACATTAAGTCCTCCCTCGTATAACTAAAAAGGAGGTGGTATAATGGATCAAGAAACATTTCGTGAGCTTTTAACAAGAGGAATGACTAGAGCAAAGAAACATGGAAAAGCTAACTGGCCAAAGATTCTCGCAGCACTGCGTAAAGATGGTGGAATCTACTCAACGACACAAGTCTGGGAAATATTTGTCAAGAAAGCTGTTAACCGTTACCGTACGAAGGAAGTCCTTCACAAATATGCTGATACAGGAAAGATCGCGAGAGTCTACAAAGGTGGCCAGTATTGGTGGACCGCAAACCCTGAGATTGTGAAGAGAGTTAGAGCTGTGAGGAGCAATTAAGCTCCTCGTTCTTTTAACTGTTAGGAGGTGATAGTATGTCGTTAGCTGATATAAAGATCTACGTTGAAAAATTGAAGAAGTGGATAACCATCAAGCCCGTGAAGAACATCCACATTGGCTTAGATCTCAGCCATCAAGAATACGAGCAGCTATGCGAAGTAAAAAGATTATGTGTCGAAGACATCCTCGGAAACATGTGCGATGAAGCTCATGACCGAGATACTGAAGATCAGAAAGGACTCATTGAGGGACGGGCAGAAGCAATCACTGAGATTATGTATGCTCCTACAATCAAAGAGACCCTCAAAGTCTTCTACAACTACATGTTCAGCTGTGATTGGAACGAATTCCTAGAGATGGTAAGAGCTACACTTATCAAAGAGTTTGGTGAAGAGTACACTGAAGAAATTATGCGTCGAGTAGCATAACGCCTCCATAGGCTGACAGGCTGGAAGGATGAAGCCGTCACATCTTATCCTTTCCCATAAATAGGAGGTGAAAGCGGAATGGATGAGAAATTGTTTAGACAACTTCTCGAGAAGGGGGTAACGAAAGCTAGGCCACATGGCAAAGCTAACTGGAACAAGATTCGAAATCAACTAACAAAAGACGGTGGTATCTACACTACCAGTCAAATCTGGGAACAGTTCGTAAAGAGAGTTGTCAACAGATATCGTTGCAAGGAATGGCTTCACGAGCAAGCTGAGAAAGGAATTTGCCTCAGAGCATACAAAGGTGGACAATACTATTGGACATTCAACCCCGAGTTAGTCGAGAAGTACGCAAAGAAGGGGCAGTAAGCTCCTTCATTCATTTCAACTGAAAGGAGGTGATATCGAATGTCGAAGAAAAGGTATGATACTGGTCGTGGTAGTGGAGTTACAGAGAACCCATTTGTATGGAGGCTAAGGATGAAGCTTCCACCTGTAAGAAAGCAGAAGAAACTTGAACGTGAAGAGTTCGAAAAACTGCTGAAAGTTCAGCAAGCAATCAAGACACCTACGATGAGTAAAGATGAATTCATTAAGTGCCTAAGTGAACCAGAGATCTATGGGCGACGTAGGAAATACCGTACACTAAAAGAAAAGCGACAACAAGCGATGGAGTGGTTCTCGAAACAAGAAGAGAACTGGTGGTCAAACGAGCAACTCAAAATATTGGCGTACTTGGACAGGAAGAACTTCCAATTCGAAGTGAAAACATACAAGATGTGGAGCCGAGACTTCATCAAGCGTTGCAAGAGAATCTACAACAGATTGAAGAAGCAGGACTCAAAACTTGCAAAAGAGTTCATCGAGGAAGCATGGAAACGACTGGAAGCAGCAAAGCCACGAAAACGTGGTGAAGTGGAACAACGCATTGTCAACCGTATAAGGAGACTTACCATACAAAGAAGGTACTACGAACTACATCAGCTATACGAGGAACTTCGGCCTCTTCTTCCACCCGAAGTAGCGAATGGGCTCGCTTCGTAAGCCCTTCCCCCTTTCTTCTAAGCGTGCACTAGGATGAGTTAGCCTCTCCTAGGCATAAAGCGCACCGCATGAACCGCTGAGTTGCGCAAGCAGTGTAGGTGGCGACGCCTACTAG